GCTCCGTTTCTACAGTTTAACACGTCTGCTGTAACTTTGACTTTGTAACTAGATAATTTTTTAGTGTATTTTAAACTTATCCAACCGTTGGCTGTTCTGCCCCACCCGTTGCTTTCATTCGTTATAATTACCTTTTCTCCTTGTTTTAACACGGTTTTAATTGAGTAACTTGTCCCTGCTCCACTTCTACAATTTAATAAATTCGCAGTAATTTCTGCTTTGTATGGTATGAACTCGATAGCGTTATCATACTCTTTAGTGGTGTCAATCTTTGATGTATAAGTTATCCACGGACAATAACACCAATGCTCCCACTTTCTAGCTGATAATCTTGTTTTACAAACACCACCTGCTCCGTGTGACTGTTTCGCAAACGCCTTATTAGGAGTACACTCTATAACGTAACCATTCCCAATATAAACTCCTATATGACCGTTCATTTGAACCAATGTTCCTGGAACTTCGGGTAAAGTTTTTATATTACCCTTCTTTTTAGCAACTTCGTACATTCCATTTGCTGACACGTCTTGTCTACTGTTGTATTTAACTTTTCCGTAACCACCCCAAAGGTATGATTTTATTAAGCCAACACAATCGTAGGCATAAGTCGTTTTTCCTGTATTTAATATGTTTTTAAATAATCTTACTCTAGCACTTGTGTTAATTCTTGGATAGGCTTTCGCCCTATCGTTGATTAATGCTAGTGATAATTTTTGACCTATTGAACCGTAAACATATACGTTTCTATCTCCTTGTGCTAAACACTCTTTACAATATGCTACTAAACCATGATTTGTTAAAGCCATTATTTGCTTTCCTCCTTGTCTCTTAATACGTCGATACAATCACGTAATTTTTTGGGTAACTTAATACCCATTTCCCCTGCATTTTCTAATATTGAAATAGCCTCGGAAATAATAAAACCTGTTACAGTCAAGTCTTTGACTGCTGGTATTCCTGTTGTGTATTCTAGTTGTTGAGCGACTACAATACAAAATATAGTCATTAATTTTTTACATATACCTTTCCAACAAGAGTGTGACTGTAAGCCCCCATTTTCTGATTTTGGACTGTTATGGAACACCCCTGCCACTATTAATTGACTAATTACATCAATACCCATTAATATTAATAACGTTTTCGTTGCCACAGTAAAGCCTCCTATCGCATATCCGACTGCCCCACCTAGAACAACTAATACGGAATAAATACGTTCGTCTAATAACATTTTTTATCACCTCTTACTACAAATAACTTATTTTTGATAAGTATATTTCGTTACACTAAATCGTTCTGTATATTTTTCTAGTTCGGGATAAAATTCCATATTATTTTCTCTCCAAGTCTTATTCACGTTTTGAATTACAAAATATTTAATACCGTGACACTCGTATGTATCACCTTCAAGCAATCCACCTCTTAATTGAGGGAATCGTTTTAGTACTGTATCGTCATAGTCAACACCGTATTTTGGAACTATCCAAGTTGTGTTTGCCTCACTTCCTTTAAGTGGTGAGAACTTTCCTCTGACTTTCGCTGTATTGAAACGTGGATTGATATATAAAGCATAATCCATATAGTCTTGCCATTCGTCAGTCATTTTATCAAAATCTGCCTCGTATGGATTACCGTCAAATAAACATTGTAACGGAGCCCAAGCTCTTTCGGTTGAACCGTTGTGTGCTCGATGTATAGTAAATTCTACAATCATCGTGAATCCCATAGAAGAACCTGTCGAAGGTTGCCATAATATGTCACCTACACCATTAAATCCTTCAATGTCAACTGGGAATTCAATTTTATCCCATTCTTTTACTGGAATAACTGAATTTTTACCTATATCCATAGTAGCATGGTCTACTGCAAAATCACCTACAATTTGAGTAGTAGCAACCCATATAGTCCCACCATTTAGGAAAGTGTAACCGTCGCTCTGCCAATCCGTAAAGTCGATGTTTATAGTTGTGCCATTATCATATGAATTCGGGTCGTATTGGTCGTCTCCTGGATTATCTCCACCACCTCCACCTTTGTAATATGGACACTCTTCGGGATTTGGAAAACCTCCACCTGGCAATTCTCCAGGGCTAAATGGACACTCTGGGTCGTCCCAATTCTCTGGACAACTTTCATACTCTGGGTCGAACGGGCAAACGGGATAATCAAAATCGTAGTCTGGCAAGTCTGGGTTAAAATACGGGTCGTCGCTTGGGTCGAACGGGTCGATTTGCCCATAATCGGGCTCTTCCCACTCTGGACTCTCATCTTCGATTATAGCGTTACCATTCAGAATCGTTTTACTGTAACGTGGCAATATACTTATACTTGTAGCACTATCTGATTTAATTGATAGTTTTACAACATTCGTTTTTCCTTCGTCTTTTATGTTTTCTTTTTCTATTGGGTAAAGTAAATTAATTATATTATTTCCAATTTGAATTTTTTGAGTTGGTATAAAGTCAGTTATCGTCGTTCCGTTGATGTCATATCCAAAAGTGATGTTACATTCTACACTTGAGTTAACACACACAATCGTACGCATTAACACAATGCACGGCTCGTCTGCTGAAAATCTAATTTCATGTAATACCTTCTCTGAATTGGTTATCGAATACGTTTCTTTGTTCTCACATACTAAAAAATTGCTAGTGGTGTTTGAGCCCATTCCGTACTCGTTAGCCGTCTTGTCTGCTTTCGTTAATGTTGTACCCACTAACGACTTACCTGCTCCAGTTATCTTTTGTTTGTTTCTGAATGACCAACTGGAATTGGTTATTATTGTATAAACTCTATTGTCGTTCAACTGACCACCCAATAATTCCAGTCTGTCCCCTAAATCTAACGCAGGATTACCCACATAATCCAAGTCACAAGGAACATATTTCAACATCGTTATTTTGTCGCCTATAGCCTTAAAACGTGCTCTTCTCTCTTCTAGAGTACCGAATTGTAATAAATCGTTTTCACCTAAATCTATTGTTAGCACTTCGTCATTTTCGGTAAAAGTTTCGTTGTATACCCATTCCTCACCTTTTGACGTACAAGTTAACTGTTGATACTGCAATTCTCTGTCTGACACATCAACACTACTTCGTAATGTATCTCCTATTGTATCAATAGAAAACTCGCTGAACTGCTTTATAACAAGTTTACCGTGTCGGTCTATTGTTGCGAATCCACATAAAAACTGGGCTGTATGACTTACTAAATCTCGGTATGTCATAGACTTATGATTATAGTTAATATAAATATTTTGTACGTTACCATTTGTTAATTTTTCGATGTCTGTTTTTGGTTGACCTAGCTCCATTTTACACGCCTTACACATATTGACTAATAATCCATATACTGACCCGTAAAATTTAAACTTTTTAGGTAATTTTTTCTCGAACCTAATCATTCTATCTAGTGCTGTTATCTTGGTAACATTGTAGCTCTTTGTAGCCTCTGTAATAGTGAATTTGCCCAAAGGAACGTATTCCCACTTATTCCTAATATAATCTGTTAATAGCCCGAATTTCAATTCTATTACGGCGTTATATAACTTAAATCTATCAATACTAGTTAACATTTCACATTGCAACTGCGAACTATAAACTGAACCTAAATTAATCTCGTCGTTATCAACACATTGGTTATTTATAACTATGGACGAAAGTTTAAAATCGCCCTCGTCCAAGTTATAAGATTTTCCATTCTTGAGTGTTAACGTACCAATTATTTTAGACGTTCTGTCATTTTCGGCAATTTTTGTTTTGTATAAACTGCTTACTGTATACATCTTTTTCACCTCTAAAATTCTATAAAATTAACACTTAAATTCCACCTGTCACCTAATACTTTTTCTAGTTGTCTGTCACCTGCGTACATTGTTGCCTCGACTGTATCACCAAAGTAATATTCGACGTCAAAACTAGATGTTTTTATTTCGTTTAGTATGGTTTCTAAATCATTATCGGTTAACATCTGCCAACCTAATTCAATTTTTGCTACGTTTGACCTTACCCTGTCTCTAAACATAACACCACTTTCCGACCTTCCCGAATTGTTGGAATCTATATCGGAATAATTGACGTTGTATTTTGTTAGGTTATTGCTGACGTTTAAGCCGTTAACGTATAGTACATTATCTGCGTCTGCCATTTTATACACGTCCTCCACTTCTTAAATTTTGTCGTCTTTGTGAATTTACAATTATTGTGTCAATATGTTCTTGTCCTATACTTACAGGTATCACAATATCACCTGTTTGTTGTGCTCCTTGTGTTTGTTGTAACATACTAACAACTTTTTCAAGTGCCAATGATACACCTGTGTTAACTGCCTCGGCAATTTTGCTCTCGGGTGCTATAATTTCACCTTCTCGTTTATTATCCCCTACTATAGCCAACTGTGGTGTATTTGCTTTGACGTAACCACCGTTTGCAAATCTTGGTATATTTACTTTTTGCATATTACCAATATTTACTCCTGGCAACTTATTGACGTATTTTAGAATACCATTAAATAAACTAATGAATCCATTTATTTTATTTTCGCATAAAGCTAATACATAGTTTACTGCACTTTTTACTGCTCCATTAATCATATTACCGAATTTACCACCAATTTTGACTAATGAATTTGTTGTGTTCTTCCACATATTATTAAGCCATTCGGGTATTCCCTTAAATTGGTTGATAATGGTTTCTCTAGCATTACCGAATTGTTTACCGAACCAATCACCTGCTCCTTTAAACACTCCTTTAATACCTTCCCATTGTTTACCGAACCATTCACCGACACCTTTCATACAAGACTTAAATCCGTTTTCGATGTCTTTACCTGTTTTAGTTGCCCAGTCACCTGCTCCTTTAAATGCGTTCTTCATGAATTCGTAAGCCTTACCGAACCAATCACCAATTTGTAAAGCAAAGTTTTTAATTTTGGACAACATTCCACCTGTTAATGCGTCTATTGTGCCGAATACACCCTCGACAACTGTTCCCAAGCCTTTCCAAGCTCTGTCCCAGTCGTTTGTAAATGCTCCTATAATAAAATCTAGCACACCTTGTAATATTTTTAGTAAGTTTCCTAATACCTCAAATAAGATTTTTAACGCCTCTACAACTATTATAAACGCTCCTGCTAGTGCTACACCCAATACAGGTACTAGAGTATTTATTATAAATTCTCCCATTGGTTTAAAGCCGTATTCAATCAACATACCTAATATGTCGGCAACTTTCCCTATAATGTCAATAACTTGTTCCATTACTGGAGAAATATATTCCTCAAATACACGTTTTATTTCGTCTCCTACGTCTTGTAATATCGGCATTACATAAGTATTGATATTATCTAAGATTAAGCCGAATAAATCGCTTAAAGTGTCACCTATAGTGTCGATAAGTGGTTTTATATGCTCGTCGTACATTTCGTTAATTTTAATCATTGAGTTAGTAACAAAATCGGCAATACCTGTTACTATTGGCTCTATTACACCAAGTAGTCCCTGTAATGTATCTTTTATTTTGTCTTTGTTTTCTCTTATTGGCTTTGTGATATTTTCCAATATATCACGTCCAAGTTTTGTGGCTAATTCAACTATACCCATGAACGAATTGGCGAATATTTCAACGAATCCTGCTAATATGCTTTTAGCCTCGTCACTTCTGAATACTGTGAATATATCTGCAACATCTCGGAAAGTGTCGCCTATTATATCCATTATATCACCAAGTGCCTCATATTCTGACGTGAAAAAGTCCACTAAAAAGCCTTTGTTTTTGGCTAAATATAAATCAATACCACCTAATAACAACTCGACTGCTGTTAATCCTACACTAGCCAAAGAACCTAAAATTTGACCCACGTTAAATACTAAGCTGTTCCAAAAGTTGTCTACGGCTTTTACTAATTTTGGGTCGGTTAATATAATTTGTAATGACGCCATTATACCCTTTGCATGATTTATAATATCGTCAAAATTAACTTCCCCTAGTCCTAGCTCAAAACCTTGTTTAAACATTTGTTGGAGCTGACCTGCTTTAGTGTTCAACGTGTCAAGTCGTCCACTTGTTTGGTCTAATTCACCATTTAACGCTCCTGTGTCCTGTGTTGCCATGTCTAAACCTGCGTCAAGTCCTGCCAAGCTGTCTGTACCTAAACCTTTTAAAGCGTCGGAATCTAAGCCTTTTAGACTGTCACCAAGTCCACTTACACCTTTGGATAAATCTCCAATAGATGAACTTGCTTTTGGTATTGAGTCTGTTATCCCTTTTAATCCACTTGTTGGGTCTTTAATCTTACTCAATGCGTTGTCTAACCCTTTTATTGGGTCTTTGATTTTATCTAACTTACTTGTTGGGTCTTTGATTTTATCTAGTCCCCCAAGTGGGTCTTTAATTTTGTCTAAAGCATTATCTAAGTTATCTAATTCGTTGTTTTCTTCGTCGATATTAAGTATATTTAATTCGTCGAATCCCATTAACGCCTTTTTACTGTCATTTATAACTTTTTTCGCCGTATTACCGACTTTTTTAATTGCTTTGGATAACTTATTTGTATTATTTGCTACTTCTTTGGTGTTATCACCTAATTTGTTTATTTCGTCACCACTTAATAGTGCCTTGTTACTCGCTGACTTACTAGAACCGTTTACTGCATTAGTCTTTGGTGCGTTAATAGTTATTTTAGTTTCTTTGTTATTTTGAGTTGAACCAACGCCTTTTTTGACTGCGTCAATTAATTTGCTCTCGGGTGCTACTATTTCACCCTCTGTCATATTGTCACCAATCATGACCAAGCGTGGGTCGTTCTTCTTAACGTAACCACCTTTCGCTAACTTCGGTACTCTGTTAGTCGTCTTGTCAACGATTTTCTCGTACTCAACGTCGTCTGTAAGCGTTTCTTGGGTATCTCTTGATGAAATACTTGCATTACTTTTTAAAACGTCTTGTAACGGAATCTCGTTAGGATTTTCGATACTGTCACCGAATACTTTTGTTAATGATACATTATTTTTATTAATAATTGTACCCTTGCCCTGGTCACCGTTAACAATCGGATTAATGTCTTTGTTGTCAATAGCGTCTACGATTTTATCACTTATAATATTAACTGACTCTTTATTGTCGCCTAAGTCTTTTTTGGCTAAATCTTTAAATAATGAATCATTTGTTTGTCGGTCTGTTACTGCCGATGTAAAATTCTGCATAAAATTAGTGTTTTCATTTAAAACTGCACTTTTTACATCATTTACAAGACTTTTTGACCCTCTCACGTCGTTTCTAAGGACTTTCGTTTCGTCTCCCTTTATGTTTGTACCTTCGCTTTTTTCGGTAACTTTGCCGACGGCGTTTTTTATCCCTTCGCTGACTGCGTTTTGTAATTTGCTTTCGGGTGCTACTATCTCGCCTTCTTGAGTGTTATCCCCTATCATAACTAATTGTGGATTATTCTTTTTAACATACCCACCTTTAGCTAGTTTTGGTACGTTGCTAGTGTTGACCTTCGCTGAACCACCAAAACTGAATCCACGGAATACAGAACCCATTTTACTTATTGCCTCAACGAATATGTTAGCCATATCTATTATCCTAGCTATGATTTTATTTAACATTACTAATACAGGTGATAGAATAGCTATAAATCCACGTCCTAGAGTCCCCTTTAAAGTCTCCCATTGTAAAGAGAATATACGCATTTGGTTAGCCCATTCTCCACTCGTTTTGGCAAAGTCACCTTGAGCAAATTTTAATTTATCCAGTACGAATTGATAACGTAAAGCTGTTTTTTCTTGCTCTGTCATTTGTGACGTTGTTTTCCCGAATCCGTGAGCTAATGCGTATTGGTCTAACGCTGTTTGCGTCATAACAACACCTAAATCTTTTAAACTCTCTGTTTCACCTGTGAACACGGATTTAAGTTTTGTATACGCCTCTTCATGGTCTAAGTTATAGAATGATGAAACATCTGCTGTCAATCCTGTTAAAGTTGTCGCCATGTCGTACGCCTCTTGCTCCGTAAAGTCAAAGGCTCTCGCCATACTACCAAGTGTACCAACGTACTCCATTGCCATTGTTTCACTCATACCGTATTGAGCCGTTGCATTACGTGAGAACTGAACCACCTTGTCGTTCAACGACGTAAACACGGTATCAACTACGTTTGAAACTTCAGCTAAATCTGAACCAATTTCGGTACATTCCATAACAAATTCGCTCAACTGACCTACTGCAAAAGCTGTCGCTATAGCCGAACCAAGTTTTCCAACCTTACCAATCAATCCTTCGACTGCGTCGCCTCCTGCGTTCATACCTTCGCCTATGGTTTCACCTACACCTGCAAAGTTGTCGGCTAATCCTTCTGTTGAGTTGTTTATTCCGTCAACTGCGTTTGCTAGTGAGTGTGACACATTGCCGACTGAATCCTCAATATCATTAAGACTGTCGGCTATGTCGTCAACTGCTCCGTCGACCGAATTTCCTATACCGTCAACGGCATTATCTAATTGCTGTACAGAGTTTCTCACGCCGTCAACGGCATTATCTACGTCATGTATTGCTCCCCTTAAATCACTACCCACATTGTCCACGCTACGCTCTAAATTACGTCCACCAGTCGTTAAACTGCTGTCTAAATCGTGTAAAGCATAACCTAAACGGTCTGCTCCATTTATAGCGTCGTCAAAAGCGTTATCTGTACGCCCTAAAAACTCGGGTATATTATTAAACGACTGACCGAATTGTGTTGAGATGTCGTCAATGCTATCCCCTAAACGGTCTGCTCCATTCTCCATTTCCTCGAATGAATTTAACACACTTGTCGTCGCTGTTCCTAATCCCTCGGTTAAACTATCATAATTTATTCCATTAAAATGTATATCTAAATCGTTTATGTCTTGCTCTAAGTCATTTATAGCTGTCCCCATACTGTGACTTAACCCGTCCGCCATAACGTCAAAAGTGCTACTAACTTCGGAATTTATCTCGTTAGTAGCACTTTGGATAGTGTAACTTAATTCGTTTTGTATCGGGTTAAAAGCGTTCTGAACTCTCCCTGTCGCCTCTTTTACAGTATTATCGACACCTTTATTTATAGACTTTTGCACTTTGCCTACTGACTTACTAACCGTATTATTAAGTTGGTTTTCAAAGTCTTTTGACGTCAAGACTAACGATAAATCAATTTCACCTACATTCATCTGTCGTCACTCCTTTACTTTTTCGCCATACTTGTAAACATGGATTTTAATTGCTCCATAACGTCGTCGTATTCGGCTTTTGTCATATTTTTTGTTGCTTTGCTACGCCATTCTCTACGTATTCGTTTTTGGTCGGCTGTAAACAACTTTAATTTTTCGGGGTCGTCCTCACTTCTAATGCTGACGATATTTCCCAAAGGTGTGTTATGGTCTATTCCACTCAATAATGTACTGAATTCGCTCCATTCCATTTCTGTGGTACGTAAACGTATTCCGTATTGTTGTAAAAAACTAGCCTCAATTATACCGTAATCGTCTATTAAGTCATACCACCTTTCGGCATTATCTTGATTTTTGAAATCGTTTTTCTGTTTCTTGGTATGTTTCACCATTTACACAAGCCATAACGCCTGTAAATAGTACTTTATACCCACTTATGGATAAACCAAGTTTACTTATATCTTTTAACGCCTGTTTACCTAATAATAACTCCAAAACCTCGTCTATTCCTTCTATTTCGGATTTGTCGCTGTCTTTTAATAAATTAAACGCTTTGATAACTGTGTTTTTGTCGTCTCTTACTTGAAATGACTGTTCACCTATTTTTATAAACTTTGGTTGATTTTCTAATTTTGATGATAAATCTATTAACATATTCTAATACCTTCCTTTTCCTTTTATCTTAATATTATTATATACGATTTAATTAAAAAAGAGTATGGTTACCCATACTCTCGTTTATTTTTTTCAACGTGACCGTTGATTTTTATGCTCCTGGTGTTACTGTTGGTGCTCCGTCTGAAAGAACTTCAAATTCAAGCACGTCAACGTCTGTTGAACTACCACCTGCTGAAGATATATTAACAACACAATCAAACGCTATTTTTGTACCGTCTGGCATCACCCACTCAAATTTTGTAGATACATCTTGACCAGACTTGAACATTAACCCTGCAACGTAGTCGTTCCCTTCGTCTCCAACGTTTCTTTTACCACTTAAAGTTATTGAGAATCCTTTACCTGTTTGTAATCTTCTTATCCAACCTTGAGTTGTCATTGGTGTCCACTCTTGTATATTGTTATCTAGTGATACTGAAAAGTTTTCTAAGTCGGCTACAGTTTTCATATCTGTGTCTGTAGATGTTCTACCTTTTGTACCTATTTTAAACTCATTTTCAAATACTGGATAAACTCCACTTGTTATTTTAGCCATTATTCTGTCACTCCTTTATTATCGTTTTTTATGATATATTGTTACATCTATTACATATTCAAAGATACCATTTGACGACTGCCCTATAAATACGGGCTCGTCATATAATAACTGAATGTAATCTATACCTAACGACTGCACTCTATTTGCATTATAAAGTGCGTCGTATAACTCTTGTGCTATTTTTTCGCTCTCTACTGAATTTTTAGTGGCGTGTACAAGTAAACTAAAATCCTTTGTTTTGTGTAACGCCTTAAATCTAGTATTACGTTTAAGTTTACTTTTTGAGTTGTAAACTCCTAGCACGTTTTGTTTATTTTCATCTATAATATTAACATAGTATTTAGTAAACTTACTAATCGTCTTTAAATACTCTGTAAAGTCCTTTATAGTCATGGTTAATCAACTCATTTCTTATTCTTCAACATCATAGAGTATATTTGACACATTGTATCGTAACAAAATGTACTTTTCGCTCCACCGTCTAACCAATCCTCTAACCATTTACCTTTTGCGTTTTTATTTTTGTCCTGTCTAAAGTCGTACTGTGGGTTAAAATATAAACGTCTAGCGTATGGTGTTTGGTGTACTAACCTAACTTTGTAGTTATTAATTTCGGTATCGTCAACAAAAGTACTCTCGTTTTGTAACGTCCCTGTATCTCTTGGCATTACCTGGTCGGCGTATATGTCACTACGTAACTGCTCGACCGTTTCCTTTAACGCCATTTTACCAACTTTATTTATTTCATTAATCTTATTCGGATTTATTTTTATATTTAAATTTACTTTCATTATATCAACTCAACTTTTGTATAATTTACACTTCCGTCGGGGTTACGCATTTTTGATACTGCGTATATTCTAAACTTACGACCAACAATTACTGCCTCTCCGTCTGACGGATTTGAACCCATATCAAAGGCGTCTCCGTCAAGTAATGCTATACCACTAAGTTGGATATATGACGTGTCACTCGTATAAATTCTTTTTGATGTCGACTGGTAATTACAATAGAATGACCCTATTTGTTGTACTTCACTTTCTCCGTACTCACCTATTTCGTCATTTCTAATCGTCACCGTTATTTTAGTTTTACATACGCTTGGGGGAACTAATCTCGGATATTTCATTATATCACCCTGCAAGTTAGCCCTGTTTGATTTAACCAATTTAGTGCGTATGTTCTTATAATAACGCCGTCAACATTTTCTATCTTGGAACTGTCCCATGTCATACTGACGCCGTTTATTGAGTAGCTATTAAGTGGCATATCTACCATGTCACCATATTCAACATTAAAATCTATCATATCAACTATGACCTTGTTGATTATGTTCTTTTGAAAGTCTGTCAACTTATCAAAATCATCTATACGGTTAAAAGTTAGTGAGTTTATATCCATAGTGACACTATTTATATATTTGTTGAATTCATCTTCGGTGCACTTACCACCGTTTTCAATATATTCTTCATATGTCATCATGTTGTCACCTCTGTGTACATTTCCAGTTTAGTTTTGTTATTGTTACTAACGTCGGCAACCTCGGTTTCGCCTTCTTCGTAGAAATAACAAGTTAATTTATACGGTACTATACCCACATAACTTACTGACGTCGAATACGGTAATTCACTTATTATCGGCTTTAATCCACCGAAAGTTATAAATTCGTGATTATGGAAACCATATGACGCCGAACCCGAGTTTCCTTTTAAGTTGTTGATTATAGGTGCTCCCATTAAGTTGATATTATTGTCCGTATTATCAAATACTAATGCAAAATTATACCCTGCCGACGCATCTTTAACTGTTTGTTGTTTTGGTAATATAGCCGTTTCAAAATAACCTGTATCGGCTTCAGCTGGGTTAGACGCATTACCTTTTAACGCATAACTCCCGTCTGAATTTTGTATCACTATTCTATATACTAATTTAATCCATAATGGTCGAATTTTTTCCTTCGTTCCTACACTAGAGTGAGACGCTCCATTATTTGAAACGAATGACCCTACTAGATAAAATCTTTTTGTTTTTTTCCATAGTGCCAATAAATCTCCCGTATATTCTACTTCTACGGCTTGGCGTGATGTTGTATTGCCGTCGGGTAAATTAGTTAACGACTTTATCGTTTGTGAACGGAATTGACCTGTAAATTTACTTGTATTTTTAAAATCGTTAGTGTAATCAAAGTACCCTTTAGCTATTAGTGGTACGTCTGAACTACCTCCACCTCCACCTGTTCCGTCTGCTCCGTTTGTTACGGAAAACTCTGACGTTGTATTATCTGTGTAGTTGATAGTGTAGGTGTCCACTAATCCCTCTGTTTTTGTCTTTGTGATACTTGTTATACCTCTACCGTCTGCTCCTTTTTGCCCGTCTTTACCGTTAGTAACTGAAAAGGTACTTGTGGTATTGTCGGTATATGTTATTGTGTAGGTGTCGACTAAACCTTCTGTGTCGGTTTTCGTGATACTCACGATACCTCGCCCGTCTGTTCCAGTCCCACCTCCACCTCCACCGTCAGCTCCATTAGTAACTGTAAATGTTGATGTAGTATTATCGGTATAAGTTATTGTATAAGTGTCAACCAGTCCTGCTGTGGACGTCTTACTTATGTCTGTAATACCTCTCCCGTCTTTACCATTTGTCACGGTGAATGTTGTTTTTGTTCCATTTGTTAATTCTATTGTGTACGTGTCGACTAAGCCCTCTGTCGATGTTTTAGAAACACTTTGTATTCCGACTCCGTCTGACCCTTTAGCTCCGTTTGTAACGGTGAATGTCGATGTTGTGTTGTCAGTATATAATATTGTATACGTATCAACTAGCCCGTCGGTGCTAGTCTTTGTAATACTTGTGATACCTCTACCGTCAACGCCCCCACCGTTTAGTTTATTCATAATATCGTTAACTTCATCAATCAAGTTCGATAGTGTAGTTTCTTCTGTTGGGTCTTGTCCCCCTTCGATACCGTCCACTATTGAAGGATTGACTATAATATTAAAGTTCGGGAACGTCGTTACTTTTGTTCCGTCTTGTGTTATTTTTAACTCACAATTAAGCGTGTCGCTCGTACTTGTGAATTGTGATAATAACAATAATGTAAAGCTAACATTATTTAACGGGTCTACTGTACCAGTCATAGTCACTATTGAGTTAGTAGACTTTTTGATACAAGTTAAACTAACTGTGGCGTTAGGTAATTCTGCCGTTGATAGTATTTTTAAACTTGAGGTTTCAACGTCGGAACGATAAAAGTACATCTTTTTTGGTGCGTCGACTAAACCCAAAACTGGATTTACTTTTATTGTGTACTCTCTTATAGTAGCCATTTAATCACCTGCTAACCTAGTAACCTTTTTTATATTGTTTACGATATTTATTTTGTGCGAATGTTGGGTACGCAACATCTCCTATATCGGCGTCTTTAAACTCGAATTGGTCAATCCACATATCTATTTTAAATCCTGTTATACCCGAACTATAAGCACTCATATCGGGTACTGTAGCTGTTGTATAACATAAGTCTGTAGCCAATGCTATTGATTTTACAAATAATCTTTGCGTAGTAGTGTTGTCATTAGTCATACTATCCTCAAGATTTTTCAATGCGAATATTACTTTCGGCTCTTTTAGTCTTTCGTTATACTCTACGATTGACCCACCGTAACAATTTACTATACCACTTGTCACATATTTTTCAACATGGTCACTGTTGGATATACGTATTACTCCATTAGTTTTCGCCTCAATTAGACTCACAACAAAGTCGCCTGTTCTACCACCGTTTTGGATTTTTATTATAGTATTTTCAAAATCAAAATCGGACACTTTGTCGGCTAATTTGATTATACACGGTGCGTCTAAATGAGTGTTGTCAAAATCTTGACGGTCGAATTGGTCTAAAGTTAAAATTAATACTAAAGGTTTTGTTTTGTTTGCTGTACTGCATGATACATTTTTGAATTTATAATATTCATTTCTATAAACCCCTACGCCCCTAGAATCTCCGTTTGTTTCGTAACGTGTATAATTAACTATTTGTGAATCGTTTAACTCTATTACTGGGTATGTTTTTACTCCGTTTTCTGTTGTCGGTACACCTAATAGATTTAGTCCAAGTGCTAATTCGTATGTTGTACCAACGTACATATTGTCTAAAGTTTTAGGTGGTTTATTGTTGTCACAAACTTTCATCAACGTTGTTAAACCCTCTGTTGTTGGTGCAATATAATCAAGTGCTTTCGTATAGCGTGGTATTGTTTCAAAATACGAATCCTCGATATAAGCGTACTTCTTACTCGTAAAGAAATTACTCATAGCATTTCCAAGATAAGCTGAAAAGTCAGCATAAGGTATATGACCAACTTTTGTTGATTTGTCGTCAAAGGTAAGTGTTACTGCTAATTTGTTATCATTCGGTGTAGTAACTTCAACTTTACTTACAGCAGGAGGTACTACAACGTCACCACCTCCTCCACCTTCGTTGATAGCGTCGATTAACTTGCACATATTCTCGTCGATGTTTGCCTCACAATCATTGTCTAAGTAGCCTTGTGGTCGTCTATTTACCATTTTCTTTTTCACCTTCTTTCGCTTTTGGTGATTTTTTAGGTTTTACTGCCTTTTTAGGTTTTTCGACTGGGTTTACTATTAAACCAACTATTCTAGCCATGTTATCACCTCTCTATTTTCAAATAAAGGGCAAACGTTAATTTGCCCTTTGTATTTTAACTATTTAGTAGATTTGTGTAAGTATATACCACTTACTTTATTTTCATAAACATCTGCTAAACCGTAGTTTCTATAACCATATTTATAAGCGTCTGCGTCTTGGTTCGCCTCTGGTGAAATTATTTTAGGTACTGCGTGTTTTGTATATTGTAATAAAGCTGATTTTTCTATTATCATAAAGTTTATAGAAACTCCACCCTCTGCTTTAGCAAAACCACCTGCTGTTTCACCTTGAGTTGTTCCGTCTTGTAATTTTATTGCTGTATAGAATCTGCTTTGAGGTACTGTAATTACTTGAGCAAAACCACTTAAAACTTCTTTAGATTTGTAAGAGTCCATATCTTGAACTAATCTGTATAAAGTTGGTGTTATATATAATATTCTGTTTTCTTGAGGTACTTCGTCCTCGTCCATTTTAGCCATTGCTGTAGATAACGCTTTTATAACTTCGTCACCTGTAGATAAAACTGCTCCTGCTACTGTAGATATACCAGTTATACCTGCATAAGTTGAGAATCTAAATGCGTCTAGTTCGGGTACAACTTTAGTACGTATAAACTCTCCTGCTAATCTACCAAAAGCTACGTTTTGAGTTTCTTCGTCGTCCATAACGTCGATTTGGAACATTCTACCACGTTCGTAGTTGAATTTAACTGTTTCCCATGATAGTTCAACGTCACCGTTAACGTAACCACTATTTCTTGAATAGTTCGCTAACCCGTCCATTGCTAATTTTGGTATTACTATTTCGTTAGTGTTTGCTCCTGCTTTTGATAGACTCATGTCTGAATCAAGTACAGACGTTAAAGAACTAACTTTATACACTTCGTCTAATAAGTCGACGTATTTTTTCGCTAATGCTATATTATTCGCCATGTTTTAGTCACTCCTTAATTTTTCTTGACACTCAATCCGAACGCTTTACGTAATAAATCGTCGCTTTGTGGGTCGTTGCCCCCGTTACCTTGTCCTCCTACGTAATGTAAACCTTTTTGTCCTTCGGCTTTTTTCAACGCAGGAAAGTCTTTTAGTACTTGTTCCATACCTTTTTTCAAGTCGTCGACCTTTATTTCGCCGTTTTCGTTTAAGTAATCATTTTTACTAATTAATTTACTTAAATATTTGTCTGCGTCTTGTGAGAACTCCAATTCTGACGCAATTTTATTTACTTCACCCTTAAATTTCATGTCAGAAAGTTGTTCCTTTAATTGAGTGTTCTCATTTTTTAACTTGGTTTTATTTTCGCTTTGTTCTTTTGCCTTGTTCTGTTTGTTGGTGTTGTATGCGTTGACTAAATCTTTTAATTCGTCGCCGTCCACACCTTGTTCTTTTAGAATAGATTTAACTAAACCATTTGTACGTTTTGTTATAATCTCGTCTAACTTCGTGAATAATGCGTCATTATCCCCGTGTGAGCCTTCTCCACCGTTTCCACCTTGTGGGCTTGGTGTTGGATTAGGTGTTGGGTTTGGTGTTGGCTCTGCTCCACCTTCGCCCCCTGTACTTGCTTGAAGAAATCTTCTAAAATTAAACTTCATAACCTTTTTTCTCTCCTTCCGTTTTAAGTCCGTCGACTGTAACCGTTTTACGTTCGTCAACAATTCCCGTTTTGAGTCCGTCGACTGTCAGCACTATATATTTAAATTTTAACACTAATACACTATTTTAACAAACATTTTCACTATATAGAGCATCAAAACAAAATATCCTTACCCATATCAGAGGTATATTTACGATTAAGTTTAATTGCAGTCTTTAATAATTTTATAAGTTGTTTATCTGTAGCGTCTTGTACTAAGAAAAAAGGAAAATTTTCATTAAATTTGTCTTGATACTCTTCTAATAGTATTTCCATTTCGTCGTATCTTTTTCTTTTATTCATGTCATTTGACCTCCTGTCGTCGATTTTTACAAGTCATATGCTATATGATGTAGTATTTCAAGGAACATATCGTAACTTTTTGGGAAAAATCGTTTAATTTGCTTTAAACTCTCGGGTGACGATACCGTTGCTGAATACATTTCGGCGAACGCCTCGACGCATACCTCGTGGGTTTTCCAATAGCTTAATCCGTGTCCTATTCCTAGAAAATAATCCATACCTATTTGCCCACTACCCTCGAACATATCTGAAATATCTGCTCTTTGGAGTGGTGTCAATTCACTTTCTAACTTGGTTTTTAACGACCTTGTGATTATACTTTTGAACACTCGCCCGTCCCTGTTATTGTAAAATAACTCGGCAACCTCGTCCTTTGTCCTATTCGGTGCGTGTTTATCTAGTAACTGCTTAATTCTTTTTAACGGCTCTGCCATACCTAAGTTGTTTAAATGGTTTTCTATATAATCAAATTCGTCTATAACGTGATTTAATACGACGTCTCTTGCCTCTTCTTTGATTAAGTTGTTGTATGCTCCACTTTTGTACTCTTCGCAAATATGACCTGTTCCTGTCATGTTTCTTGGCATTTTCTTATGGTCTTTGTACGCTAAGTTATCTATATTGTGACCGAACTCATGAAAAGCCGTGCTGTATGGTGCTTGGAAATAGTTCCCCTGGGCTACATTTTTTATTTTCATATGCACACCCCCGAAGAATGGTGAATAGTGAGCTCCTGCGTTACGATTTGACGGCTTATATATCTTAATATCTTTGCCGTATTTGTTCCATACGTCTAATGCTACTATTGGCACATCATCGTTAGCCATAAGTTTAGCCATTTCTTCACCGTACTTTTTGCCCCCTCTGTATGCGTTCATAACTTCCATATTTACACTTGGTCTTTGTTTTACTACCGTCGTCGGTACAACTTTAGGTGTTGGAGTTTTAGGTACATTTTTGACTGGTTTCGGTGGTGTTTTCTTCGGCGTAACTTTAGGTACAGGTGGTACAAGTTTACTAATCCCGTACGTGCTCTCCCTGTTAGGCTTACGACGTAACCATTTTGGGTACTGCTTACATAAGTCATTAATCTTACGTGAATATCCTTTAACTATTTTGTCGTAAAATTCTTTGTCGTCCTCTGTCATAGCATTGTCACGCAATCTTTTGGCTTTCCTTAACTGACGTTCCAGGTATCTTTGTTTCTGCTCTAACTTGTATTTTTTCTCTTGGTCTGCTTTTTCCTGTGGTGTTAACGGCTCGGGTATGCGTGTTATACCTTCGATATATGTTGTGTGGGTGTCTCGACAGTTCGGGTGATATAATCCCCCTGCTATTGCACTCGATAACAACGGATAATTGCCGTCGTCCTTTTTACCCCCACTCCACACATCATCAATGAACACTTTCCCTGTGTATTTACTACATTTAGGGCAACAATTCCCACTTGGTGCTACTAATACCGTTGTGAATCCCATTTCTTGACGGTCTGCCCCTTCTCCTTGTAGTTTTGCACGTTTATTCGCCGTTCTTAAAGCCATTTCGCTGTATGACGCAATATTCACTAATGCTCCATTTTTGTATTGTACGCAGTTAATACCTTTGTCCAGGAACTCTTTTGTTGCTCTCTTTACTGCCTCGTCTAGTGATACAACCCCACTATTAAGTGCAACTTGAGTGTTGTATATGATTTTTCTGTACTGGTCGTCTGCGTTCCTCAATGTTGCTGTTAATACGTCGTCCATGTCGTCTGTTGTTGATTTGATTAACGACCTTAATTTTTTATCGTTAACTGTAGCGAATGATACACCCACGTTCTCGGGTACACGCTTACCGACGTTTTTGCCGACTTGTTTTATTGTCGTCGACGTGTTAACTGGTCTATTATCACGTATATCCTTCAATATCTTGGTTTCTTCGCCTTTATATCCTCTCTCATACGCCATTCTAAGGACTTCGTCAATATCTTTGTTAATGGTTTTACGGTACTTATTACCGAATAACTCGGCGTTATCCTTACGATATTTAGCTAACGCCTTGAGTTGTTCTGTCTGCCACATTACATAATCGTTTTTCTCGTCAATATGTTTATATAGGTTACGACACATAGAGGCTATTAGATATTCTTCCATTTCTTGATAAGCCTTTATTATGTCGTACTCTGTAGGTTTCTTACTCACCGTAATACACCCCCTCTGTCGTGAATACTGTAAAGCCTTCATTGATGTAAAACTCTACAACGTGTTTAAAATCTGACGGTGTTATTGCCGTAATGTTCACGATAGTTATATCACTCTCTAACGCAACTGCGTAAACCGTTAATATTGGTTGACGGTTCTCTATTGTCGTTAAATAGTCTACCACTTTGTCGACGTCTGTTTCTTCAAATACCATTGTACGATTATTCTTCGCCATTTTCTTCGTTGCCTTCTTGTTCTTCATACGCATTAACTTCGTCTTGAAGGCTCGGTATGTCCATTGAAACAATTCCCATTTGCTCCTTTAGTCGTAATACTTCTTTTGCTTTCCAGTCGTCGTCTTTAGTGTCTGCCCATAATTCCTCGACTTTCGCCTCTATACTTAACGGTGCGTTAGGATTTGATAACGTTTCAAGTACTGTATCGAATGACGGTGTTGCATATTCTCCAAAACTCACGTTAATTTCGCAATCTTGTGGACTGTGTCCGTCCTTTAATGCGTTTATGTCTAATGTTTTTTGTACAAATTCTTCTAACACTTTTCTTAACGCCTCTATAATCTTGTTTCTTGTGTAAAGAGTAGTCTTTTCTTTTTCTCTTTGTGCCTCTGCGTTATCCATTTTCTTTACATCAATACCTAATGTACAAGGTGACACTATACCCTGTAAACACAATTCTAAAGCACTTGTGAACGATGTCATATAATTGTCTACCCTTATGTCGCCTTGCTCTGTCACAACCTTATTTTGGGCGTTTTCTCTTAAATCACTTTCGATAGTTATAAATTGGTTATCGAATGGATTAACACGTAATAACTGTCCATTGTTCGGGTCTCTTGGTATAAGATTTTCGGGGATATATGTTTTTGGTCTATATTTTCTTATTGCCTCTAGCCATTGCGACCATATTTCATCAAGTCCGTCAAAGTTATCATCTTTCCCGTCAAATATAGACTTACCACGTCCTGTGAACTCTGCACTATCAAACACTCTAAAGTATGACGCAAATATAGTATTCTCTGCTCCGTTGAATATAACGTCTTGTAGTCCTGCTGTTTCTTCAAGTGTTGATAAACTAACTTCTCTGTCGTCTTTGAATAGCTTATATGTTATTGCTCCACGTTTGTAATTTTCCTCTAACGTGTATTTAACACCCTTTTTCTCGTATGGTGTGTAGAACTGTATTGCGTTTATACGTCCACGTTTCCATTCTACGTTAATTCTATCTCCACCGAAGAACTCAATTATAGGTTTATCTGTTAATTCAGAATCTAGTGACAGTTTAAAAGCTCCGTCACCTACAACCAATACATCTTTGACTGCGTTTGAGACTAAATTTTTAAAATTATTGTCCTCGGCAATATCCTTCCATAATTCGTTCATCTCGTCATTATCGTCTATTTCTATGTCGTTTAAGTCTCCTATAACTATGTTGACAAGTGTATTTACGATGTCGTGTGGTATTCCTGTATGAGCTCTACGTATTTCAAGTCCTCTAGTTGAGTGAGTTCCCCAAAACTTTAGAGTCCTATTTTCCATTTGCTCATAAAGTTGTTGTAATTCTGTAGCCTTCCCTCTATACCACACACGGTTTTTAAAGGCATTTACTGAATACGTCATATTCTCTTTGATATAAAATACTCTGTCGTCTGCTTTTTGAAATGTTAATATCTCTTTCACTCGCATAAAAAATTCTCCTATTCTACTCATTACTTTTTACCCTTTCTTTGTTGAGTTATTTTATGATTTATTCCTATTTTGTCACGGTACGGAATCCAAGCGTATTGACTTGCGTTAATTGTGTGGTCGTTGGCGTCCTCGGGTGTATTGTCCTTTTTCTCGTTCCAACTGTACACGTTACGCTCTTTTATGTTAACTTTGCAATTATCCAATATGAATACACTATTTTCATGATACCAACCACGCTCTAGCACAATACGGTCGTAAATAGTGACCTTCTTGTAACTATCTATAAAATTATAGATACAAGCGTGTTTGCGTTTGTACTTTTTCAACTCTGTAATAGTCCCCTGGTCTGCTGAATCAATGAACACATCTTTTAAAAATACGTCCCATTCACTACAATTTTTATCTAAAAATGCACAATACTTTTGAGCAACATCTGACGGTGCTATTTGTAAGCCGTCTTTATTGTTGTAAACTTGCTCGTCTAGTATTAGTAACTTACCTTTGTCGGTAATAGCTATAAACACCATAGCAATAATGTCATCTGAATTTGAAGAATAAGCCGTGTCTAGCCCACTACTAAAATAAGTCATCTTTTCTTCGTTGTCCTCTAACATCTCAATTAGTTCTGCTTTTGTTAACACGTGCTTACGGTCGTCGAAGGTACTAAATACTAAACCGTGGTTACGTCCACGCAGTCCTAATATTTTGTTTTTATGAATCTTTGTGTTCTTCGGTAAACTTTCAACAATTTGCTTTTTCTTTGCCTCTGTAAGCGTCTTGTTGTGCTCGAATGAAAAATACCACCACGTCCAGTCGTCTTTAGGCTCTCCGTCCAACATACGGCGTAATTCGGTGGGTGCGTCGTGTTCGTATGGAGGAATAGGTCGTGCGTGGTTAATGAATTCGTGATAAACATCTAAATCGGGATTATCGGGATTAAGTGTACCCATTAAATAATCACAACGTATAATTATTTCTCGAATAAAATCAATATCTGCTACGTTTATCTCGTCGACGTATACGCACCCATACTGTCCACCCAATATCTTTTTCCACCTTGACGCATTATCGTAACCTAGAACATATATTATTTTGTCACCTTCGGGCGTCTTGTAGATAATATGAGGTAAATTTATATTACCTTTCCCTTTACTGTTGTACTCGATTAGGTCGCCAAATACATCTTGTAATCCATTTTCCTTTTCTATGATGTTCTTTTCTATTGTCCCTAAGTCCAGCCCAGCCATAACGTGTAATTTCTTTGGTGACCTGGCAACCTTTAGCATGAACTTGACTACTCCGACTGTTGTTTTACCTGCGAACGTCGTCCCTTCCAGGAATTCAACCCTCGCCTTATGTTTCATAAAAGCCTTATACTTGTCACTTAAAGGAAATACACTCATGTCTAGTTATCTTCCAACTGGTCTAGTATGTCTGACAATACATTTACTTTTTGTTTGATGTCACCACTTATTTTAATTCTGTCGTCAAACATTCCTAGATGTTTACCTAATAACTCTAAGGCTCTTATCTTGTCGTACGTTTGTACTTCAATTCCATGCTTACCTTGTTTAATTCCTGCTATTGCTCCACGTTCACCTTCTGTTAACATATCGGTTACTGTCATCTTGACTCTTTGCTCTTTTATTATGTTTCCTTCCTTGTCCTTCATGACCTCACCGTTCGGGTAACGTTTAGGCTCTTCAACAACCTTTGCCAAACTCGTCCTATCTGTAAATGCTATTTTGATTAATTCCTTTAATACTCTATCTTGTGATACCTCGTACATTCTTTCCCTGCCTTTCATTATTCTTTTAAGCTCTGCTTGAACTAACGGGTGGTGATACATATAACTACCTGTAGCTTTGTTTGACTTTGGTAACCCTCTAGCCCTTTTATATGCGTTTGCAACATTTAAATCAATTAAATACTCGTTAATAAATCGTCTTTGTAAATCTGTTAATTCTGTCGGTTTTTTATTTGCCATATTATCACGTCCTTTACTAAATATTATATCATCTACCTAACACTTTACACTAAACATAAAGTTAAAATCAATTACTTTAAAAAATTTCAAACAAAACCTCTATTTTCTATTTTTTGGATAATTTACTAAATTTAGCCGTCAAAGATGTCAAAGATATCTTGGACATCTTGGACACATCTTTGACACATCTTTGACACCCCTACACCCGTTGATATTACTGCGTTTGAGACACCCAAAAAACCCAGGTGTCAAAGATGTACAAGATATATTACTATATTAGAAATATTTTACCCTTTTTTTACGTTTTTTTCTATTTATACATATATATCCCCCCTTATTATTAAAACACAAAAAACATCTTGTACATCTTGAACATCTTGTACTTCCGTTCTCGCTCAACGGCTCTAGCTGTCAAACATCTGTCCAAGATGTCAAAGATGTCCCCCTAAAATCGTCCATTTTACCCCTCTAAGTTTTCAAACAATTTATTTACACATCACCTCATACATATTTCCCAATTTTTCAGTACTAAATTTCACACTCGCTCCAGGTTCACCCTAAAAACGTCAAAATTAATAAAAAATACCCCAAAATTGATAAAAAAAATATCTTGTGGGTTAGTGGCTAAATCCATAACCACGCCCACAAGATATTTCCCTTCTGTTCCTTTAGTTGTTTGTTTATTAGTTTAAAAAATCATAAGAAAGATTTTGTGCTAAATGAACTAATTTTACATAAAAATCAAACACTTTTTCCAGTCAATAAAATTTTTTTATGATACAAGCAATTTTTATAAGATATAAAGTAACTTAATTTAAAAAATAAATTTCATTTACCCTAGTTATATTTTACCCTATTCTATCACACTTTACTACATCAATGTTGATTTTTACTCGTATATTATTAACACATTATCCTATATTATTAACACATTAATGACCTGCTCGAACAAATAACCTTGTACGTTTCCCGTTCACCCTACGGGTAACTGTGGTTACTCCGAACTCTTTACATATGCGTCTGCTGACTTCAATGTTGCTCATTTGCATTAATCCATTAGATATACAATACTCATTGTAGCTGTTATATACATCTTTGGTTGACTGGTTATATACATACTTGTCTGAATCCTCTCGTAATTCGTCTATCCACCCTTTAATCGGGTCGACTTGGTATGAATACTCATCTAACTCACGCTCGACCTCTTCACACGTTGTAAAGCCGTTATTTAACAATACACGTTGTAAGCCTTTCAAGGCAATTTTGATAAAATACTCCATTGCCTCCTGCTCTCTAAGTTTATATTTAATATACGGGTCGTAATCTCGACTGTTCTTGCTGAATGTCGCATTAAACGGGATTATCACCAAACGTCTAAGGACTGCTCCAGTCTTATCCTTCATTTTCGGTATAGTATTTGCACTAAATATTAACTTCGCATAGCTGTTAAAATCGAACGGGTCTTGTCCTTTACGTTCTGCATTTAACCTGTCGCCTGTAACCAACTTTTTGAATACTGCTGTGTTGGTTACAAATTCACCTTCAATATCATCACCTATATTTGCCAACTTGTTTAATAACTCTGCTGTCTTGAATCTCTCGCCTAACTCTTTTAAATCTAGTGACGCTATATTTTCCTCTGCTAACATGGTTTTCACCATATCTAAAAACGTTGATTTACCGTTTGATTTGTCGCCAATAAGTATGAAGGCTTTTCCTAACTCATTACGTCTATAAAAGCAATACCCTGCCAACTCTTCCATTAACATTCGGATATTCTTATTGTTACACGATAATTTGTTCATAGTTTCGTCTACGATGTCGCTGTATGCGAACGGCTCGTAATTCCAATGTATTCGGTTAGTTATTACTACATCATTATTAAACGGCTTTAGCTCCTGGTCTACGATATCGTATATCCCATTGTTAAATGCTATATATCTTATGTTGTTGTCAATGTCCCTGTATTCTTCATCTATCAATAACTCTAAGTACTCCAGTACCTCTTTACGCTTTGCTCTGTTGAGCGTGGGTATAATTTCAATCATCTTGCGTTCAATTAATTTTTGGTCGGCAACATATATCCCGTTATCGTATATATGTAATACCCTATTAATCTTTAACATTTTATACTGTTTCGCTAAGAACACGGAGAACTTGGCGAATAAAAAACTATTTTCTTTAAAAAACTGTGCTGTGTTGACTTTATTAAATGCGTCGTCTCGCATGATTTTTTCCACTTCTGACACGTCCATTGGGTCGTTGAACATATATTTATTAATAAGTGGCAACATTGCCTTTATATCCTCATTTAAGAGGTATTTTTGCAATATCAAAATATAACTAAATAGTTTTGAGTTTCTTCCGTCACCTTGATACAGTCCTACGATGTCGTAAAATTCATCTATAGGTAATAAAAATTTTGGTAATTCGTCGAACTCGTTTCTCTCATTACGCTGTAAATATATAACTTCACGGTCGACGCCGTCATGTTTTAGTACCGAATAACAATTAGTTGTCCCAACTTTACAATCTGCCAAAATACCTATAGCTAATTGTTTACTCGTAAAGCATTTCGTAACTCTTTTGTTATTCTTAAAATAAAAATGTTTCCCTCTCGTTGTCTTAATCACACAACAATTAATTTTTTCCATTGTGACCAAGTGTAATAATCTCTCACTATCGTCCATGTCATCAACGTCTATAAGTATTGTATCGGGCGACAATACTCCACCGTAACTGTCCTCGTCTTTGACTTCGTTTAAAGTTAGTAAATCACCGTCTTTATACTTCGTCGTTGCTCGTTTTCCTTTTAATTTGATATATCCTTTAAACATTTTACACCTCTTATTAAATTACTCCAAATTCTCTAAGACGCTTTTTCGCTACATCAATATAATACTGTGTGTCAAAATTTTTCACGTCATTTACTGTCATATTCGTAACGTCACCGTTGATAATAACACAATCATTCGGCGTGTTGGCGAATTTATGTTTCTGAACTAATCCACCTACTGTTTTGCATTTATAAATCTTATTATCTCCGTTGGTGCTTACTGCAAATACTCTGTATGATTTATTGGAATATTTATTATTGTCATGCTCCACGTACTCGTATTTACTTGATAGTTTCACTATCTTTTGATAGTAAATTAACTCTGTATGGTTTTTTATTGTTGTTTCGACTGCTGTGCCCTGTGTCATATAATCAACTAAGGCTATATTGACTATAGGTAAATCATAATCGAATGGTGTTAACTCTTTTACATATCCACCTTTACGTTCCAATTTCCCGTTTGAGAATCTGAATATATAATTATTGACGTCCTTTTGCCATATCTCGTCAATATCATCATACCCTAGCCCCATTCGTGTGCGTTCTTCCCATTCATGACACACTTCAATTAGGTCTTTTTTCGCTCTCTCGTCCTCTAATTCGTAAATTAAACCGTCGGTGTTACTTTGTATCAATTTACAACCTGGAACGCTCTCGGCGTGTTCTATGAGGTCTAAGAGTAATAACTGACCATTTACACACACGTTATTTGCTTGACGTGGGTCATATGCTATATTATACTTATCTTTACTTATTCCGTACGTTGAATTTATTACGATTTTATACGGTGCTTGACGTGGGTCTTTAACCTTTTTGTATTCAATTCTCGTATCACGTATATTTTTGAATTTACCTTTGTTTCGTACCGTTCTAGTTAAAAAGTCGTACTCAATCATTAACGACGGATAATAGCTGTTAACGTCAACGTGCAATAATAAACCTTTACTGTGATATTGTTTAATAGCTCCGTGTATACCACCCCAACCGAACACGTGGGGAATACCGTTAATCTCTGTCGTTAATTTATTGCTATAGTCACCTTTGTGATTTAAAAACCACTCACGAACATAGTCGTATTTTTTTAATCTCAAAGTGTCCACAATTTGTATATCCCATTCGTCATCAAATTCCATACGGCTACACCCTAGAATCAACGCTGATAGTTGAGCTTTGGTCTTGGCTAAGTTATTTATAGGTAATTTAAACGTTTTTATAAGGCTAACGTGGGCGTCAAATTCGGTCTTATTGTTCATGAATACGTTAATTGTTTCTACAACATCATTATAACAATACTCAAACGTCATATTTAATTCTTCGTCTGTTAACGGTCTATTTATATCGAATGGTACATTTGTTTCAAATATGTTTTTGCCTTGATACCCTTCAAGTTGTTTCAACCCTCTCATTGGTAACATTGCATCGTATTCGATAGTCGATACCTTGTTAAATTCTCTTGATATTTGCCAACCCTTCTCACCACCAATTATACGGTCGTTGACTTCTTTTGGGTTGATACCAAGTAATATTGCTTTTTTGATGAACACGTCGTAATGCGTGTTATTATATCCGACCCATATATGTTTGCTGTGTTTCTCGCAATATTCTGAAAAGGCTTTATAATCATTGTGTATTTTTGTTATGGTGTGGCTCGGCATTTCGATTAATACGACTAACCAGTCATACTGGAAAACCTCAAAGTCATAAAACACAAACATTAATCGTCAACCCCCTCCATGAACGCCAATACATTTATCATTATTTCGTCTAATGGATATATCATAATTGACCCAACATTATTGTATAAATCAATGTCTGTCATCTCTTCTCTGCATTTTTCAAAATCATCATGCAAATAACCATTTAATAACCATACTTCTAACGGCGTCAAACGGCGTATAATCTGTTTGCTGTCATAGTTGCTATAATTACCATGCAACACCTCTTCCAAAACGACGTCACGGCGTCCTGGAATGTCTCCGTTCAATTTCACGATTTTTGGTACGCTGTTAATGGAATGTTTCCACTCTACGCTACCCACTAAACCCTGTACTGAATAAACACGCCCTGCTACTGAACTGGCTACACGTCTATTTTTTCTATTGTTATTTCCCACTACTAACTTCTCCAGGTGTAATTGAGGATAACAACAACTAAACTTTTCAACCTCATTCATTTCATCAATTATTTTTTGTTGCTCCTGCTCACTTAAATAATATTTATCATCAACTGTATTTTGTGCGATGTCATTTATTTTCATAACGGAATTGAATGTTTTTGGAAACCTAAATTTACGGTTCTCGGCAACATCATTTCTAAAAGCTACCAAGTAACTACGTTCTCTGTACTGTGGTGACGCTAATCTAAAAGCGTTAATTTGACGATAGAATGATTTATAACCTGCTATCTCTAATTCGTTGTATATTGCATTAAATTCCTTGCGATGTTTCGTTCCTAAGAATGATTTATTCATATCGAATATGATACATTTTGGATTTAATTTTAACGCTATCTCAACCTTTTTTATTATCTCTGAATCCAATAAATAATCTTTGCCAATATCAAACGTGATACCTACAATATCCAGGTTCTTGAGTTTTGTATCGTCTATAATTTTCTCCCAGTTCTTTGTTCTTGGATATATCTCGAATTTTGGTGCAGGATTAAGTCGCTCGTAACACTCGTTTATTGATGTTTTCTCACTTGTCAAACGTAACATAGTTGTAAATGGTGTGTCTAAATTCTTAAATGTCCTTTCAAAAGCTCCTATACCTTGAGTTAAATCTGCATACTTTAACATTTTTACCCTCCTGTGTCATAAAAAAAGTAGACTCAATATTTGAGCCTACTCCTAATTTAATTTTACTTTTTTTTAGAATATGTCAAATATAGTATAATTTTTATAACCCTTGCTGTTAGTTTTTATTTGTAGTTCATAAGTGTATTTATTCATGTTGATTATATTTACTAGATTTGTAAGCATTTCGGCATATTGGCTGTAACTTTCAAATACAATACGTTTCTCTACATCGTCATCGTCAACCATGCTTTGTAAAAACTTATTAAGTAGTTTAATTTGAAACGCTTTTGTTATTACTTGGTTATAAAATATTTTTCTACCTTTGTGCTCACCCTCTGACACTTCAAAAGTTGTTGTTACCATTGGATTACCGTTGCTACTTTCCTTTAATTCGGAATCGTCTAATTTTACAATATATTTACCGTCCCCTAACTCGTCAAAGTCGGGTAAACTCTCCATTTCTGTCTTTAGTTCTTCTGTGTTAAATAAGCTATCGAATTTTGAAAAATCTGTCATGTTTATTATACCTCTCTCGTTTTAATTATTTGTTTATTTGTTTATTTATTATAATGGTACGCAGTTATGTTTATTTGAGCATAACCCGTAATACTCTTGTATTACCTTGTCAACGTGTTTTAAATCATTGTCGATTAATTCTTCCTTGAACATATCTATCGGCGTTTTAACTGTATCTTGCCCGTTATTTTGAGTGGCAAAATGATACCCTTGTTTATCGACTACAGTTTTTAATACTATTGTGACCAATCCTTCTAGTGTTATTTTTTCGTCTAGTAATTTACCTATTGTTTTAACTTTTTCATTACCGTATTGGTCTATCTCGTTGTGCATTAGGAAATACACTCTAGTCTTGTCATCTTTGTTATTACATAGTTGGATTAATTCCCAAAAGTGGACTGCTATCTCGGTAAACTTATCGTAACCTCTCTCCATAGCTCTGTTCATAAATTCATTACTCATTAAGTATTGAGCGTCATCAATAATTATTACGTCTGTTTTAGCCTGTCTGACGGCTTTTTTAATGTCGTTGTAGTTATCTGTACATAATACATTTTGACCTTCATTACCATTTAATTTGAATGGTAACGGCTTATTGATAACTTTGATTAATGTTATCTCGTCACCAGTAAAGTTCCTTATACTCGTTGTTTTTCCAGTACCACTTTGTCCTAATACCATTGTAGTTATTGCCATATTACTAAGTCTCCTTTTCTATTAGTCTATCGTAAGTCCACTACTAATTAATTTTGTAACGTCGTTATAAACGCTGTTCATGAACTTATATATTTGTTCTGTGATGTTTCTGTGAGCAACTGTATTTGATAATATCTTTGTCACGTCCTCTTTTGTTTGTTTTACATCATCTTCCATTTTATATAATGTTTGTTCTAATTTGTCAACTTTTTCCCTCAAGTCTTTGCTGTTGTCATACGTGTTATCGACTGTGCCGAATACTCCTGTTACTCTATCTAGTGGATTTTCTGATGTTACTGCCCATACTGTTACATAAGTTGATAGCATTAAGAACACTATCAACCCTAAAAATAGTATGCAAAATTGTTTTTTACTCATAGTTTAATACCTTCCTTTTTTAATATTTTTAATCTATTTCAAAACCTCTATTGCTACATCTGTAACGTAGAAATATAGTTGACTGAATTTTGTTATCATGTCATCTGTAGCACTTAATCTGATATTAAAATTGATTTGTATTTCGTGTGGGTACTCAATTTTATATACACCCTTACGTTCTTCAACCATTTTACCCTGGTAACTATCATCATAACTAATCGGTGTCGCCCATAGTTTAAAACTTAATATTTTGTCCTCTGTGCCTTCTCCAAGTATATGACGTTTTTTGAATGGTATATCATTACTAACGTAACCGTCGCAGTCAACCATTTCATAACCATTTCTAAAAAGGTCTATTGGTAATAACATATAATATTTTTCATTTTCTTCTTTGTGAATCTTTGGTAATAAATTAATACCTATTTCGTTATTTTTGAATATTCCTAATATTTCACGTGAGAACTCTCCCCAAGTTAACAATGGTGAACTCTCTTCGATGTTGTTGTATCTTAATACTAATCTTTTTATTGTTTCAGCTAATTCTTCCACATTTCTAAAAACTATCGCATTACAGTTATCAAATCTCATTGTTTTAATTCTCCTTTATTTATGGTTAATATATAAACTAATTACCATTCCTAATACTATCCCCACAATAACACTCGCTAAAAACGGCATATCTGCCCATACACAACTCATATTATTGTCACCCTTTCATATTATCTCAACATTGTTGCTCCAATTAAAATGTATACTGCTATTAATATAGTCATATATAATAAAAAGTCACCCATTGTCTAGCCCTCCTATCCTAACATTGAATTACATAACGCCAAATAAATTGATATTGCTATTGCATACTCTAACATTGTCATCACCTCGTTATTTTATATCGTCTAAAGACTGTAAAAACAATAATACTAAACTGCACCCCAGTAAAATTCCTGTTGTACTCATTGTCTGACACCTCCGTTGTTGATTTAAAATGTAACTATGATGTTACATATTGTTATATCATAGTTACATTTTGTTGTAAAGCCTTTATGTTGATGTTAATTGTTACCAACGATTAAATTTCTTGATATCCTTCGGTAAATGTAAACTCTGTTACACCTGTAAATCTTAATGTAAAGTCAACACTTTCCTTGTCTACTGTATGACGTAAATCAAATATACTTTGTTCTACGTCTATATCGTCCACCATGACTGGCTCTGTTATTATATTAGATACTCTAAATTCAAAATGTCCTCTATCCATAGCCAATCTAGTAAGTGCCTGTATCTCGTCCACGTCCACGTAGACTGGTACGTTTGTACAGTATATAGTGGTATCAACTCCCCCTATTCCCATTAAATACCCTTTTCCAATTAATACGTATTCTGTTACACCACATTTAAATTCATTCATTTTTAAATCCTCCTATTAATTTATTAATTTATTAAATTCTTCTTCTGTTATCTCTAGCCCGACAAAACATTCTTCGTCGGGATAAAGTAACATTCCAAAGTATTCATCAATGTCCTGTTCGACGTATTCGCCGTCTATTTCAAAGTATAGTTGCTCTAAATCCCAAGTTTTATATTTTTTATCATATGACCATACTTCTAAACTTTGTGTTTCAACTTCATTTGCATAATAACTGCTATCATAATATCTCATTTTTTCCACTCTCCTATTTTTCATTTTCTAACATTCTCGCCATTGATTTGTCGTATTCGTCATCGTTGTACATATGTAGTATGTTTTCAAATTCTATTTTTGTTAATCTAATTCCTGTAAAGTTGGAATCATTAGGTTGAAATATTCTGCTCCAAAATTGTCTTGTATCAACTTTCATGTACATTCCTAAAGTTTTAACATATAGTTCTCTCAACTCATACCATTGTTTATCTGTGTGATAGTCCCAAACCTCTACTGAATGTACGTAATATCCGTTTACTACCATTGTATTTTTATATATTTCGCTTTTAATTTGTTCTAAGTATTTCATTCTTTAGCACCCTTTCATTTTTAAATCGTCTGATAATTTATTTATGTTACAAATAGTATAACCTCTGTTACAAAATGTTATGCACGTTTTACAAAACTTTTTTTAAAATTTTTTTCTAAACATAGTAAAAGAGTTGGTATTCCCCAACTCTAGTACTTTAATAATTTTTACAAAGTAACGTGTCACCTTCCCATAACTCGACTCTTTTGTAGTCGTATGCTAATACGTCATAATTCCAAAGTGCCTCGTCAAAGTCGTAGTAATTAGAATAACAAGTGAATCCAATCATAACTCGCCAAACTGTCATCTTAATTCACTCTCCTAAACTCTTTGTTATATTCACGTTCATCTATCCATATTTGAATTTTCAAAACTATCTCTTTAATAAGTTCTTTTAACATATTACTATTCCTTTCTTATACAAAATACCATTTTAATTCTGCGTTTTTACCTTCGTCGATTAATATTTTAATCTTTTGTAACGCTCTATCCTGGCTACGTGTTTCTAATACTATGTCACCATTTGATACTACTTGATAAATTATCATTGTTCCAAGTCCCTCCCGTTATTACACCATATTTGTCGGTGTATTTCTCGTTTCTCAATGTTTAAATCTGCACCTGGATATTCATGTTTGAGCCTAAAAAATTCGTCCATGACCTCAAAATAATTGGTGTACTTCATATATTCTCTACCATTAAAATATAAAGTCCACTCACTCGTAATTTTTATTCTAGTGTTGGGCAAACTCTGTCACCACAACCCCGAATTTTTTTATTACTGCATTAGGTAATGCGTTTTTCCAGTAATAAAAATCTTCTCTCCTACAAACTGACACTCTTAATTGACCGTCTACATAAAAGTCATACATAATTAATCACCTCTTATTAAAATTATGTATTCCTCATGCTCCCCTGGTTATTCAAGTTTTTCTATTAAGTCGTCGACAAATTGGATTAAGTCCACAATAGAATCAAATTCGTATATACTAACGTGTTCATCATAAGCGTCTGCATTTTTTGGTGTCTCCAGGCTCTCACGTTCGTCCACGTAATTTTTATTTGCTAACCATAATACACAATAATTGGCTAAATCCAAAATAGTGTCCTCTAGTTTTTCATCGACTTTCGGGTCGTTGTTGTTTGTTAATAAAGTGTTAATACGATTAAATTTGTCGGCTATTCTTATAAAATAGCTCTCGTTAAATTGTTCATATAGTTTTTGCGTACTGTCTCCATAATCATGGTTCTTTTTCTCAAAAGTGTCTTTCATGTTGTTTAATATTAAATTGTAATGTTCACTAAATGGTCTTCCTGCTGTCATGTTGTCTCTCCTTAATATATTATTTGTTCAAATCTTTTGCTCTGACCTGTTATATTATCGGGTCTGTTCGGGTCTATATCTCCCGTGAACATTTTGTACGGTCTCACGTACACTTTGTAAGGTGGGTACATAGCTTGATATACTACGAATACCTCACCTGTTTCTGAATGTTCTGCTATGTTATGGACGTAATATAAACGCCCTTTAAAGTGTTTATATAATCTATCAACTATTTCCATGTTCTCACCTCTATTTTATTCTCAAGTGTGTACCACGTTCTCTGAATCTTGCAAACGGTAATGATTGACCTTCGTCTAATTGTTCTCTGATTTTATTAGAGTCAACTTTATACGTCACCACTTCTTGTTTATATTCTTGTGGTACGTTCTCGTCGTCGATGTCTATTGGTGTTTTACCACCGTTTTTACAAACTGATAACGTAAATAAATCTGTTTTGATTTTTGTGTTATCTGTCATTATCATACTATCTTTTAAGTACTCTTTTAGTCCATTTGCACGACTAATCATTTCTTGACCACTTTCAATCAATCTTTTACCCTCTGATATACGTTTCTCGGCGTCTAAATCCATTTCCCTTATAATCTTACAAAAGTCATCTGCAACGTCGTTAAACTCTAAATTAAAGCCTTTTTTACATATTTGAGCGATACACTCTTTATTATCACCTTCCATATCATATTCAAAGTGACCGTTATATAAATAGTCCATTAACTCGCTATAATCTTGTCGTAATTGGTATATTCTACCGTAAATATTATTTTTCATTGTTTACTCACCCTTTTTCATATATTTCAGACTATTAGATGTCTGTTTGATTTTCTCCAATGTCGTAATTAATTCGTATAAGTTCGCAGGGCGTATTAATAACCCTGTTCCACACTCTGCTCGATTAATCTGCTCTAATGTCCTTTTTTGTAGCTCTGACGGTTTCCCGACGTCTGATTTTAACTCAACTTCGATTGATACCCCTCGATAAGTTATATGTAAGTCGGGTAACCCTTTTTTGGTGAAATATCCTCCACCCCAACGTTTTTCATAATACCCTTCTATGTCAGACTTATATTCGCCTCCTAGTGGGTATATTTTGTACGTCTCAAGTATTCTTTTGACTCTGTTTTCAAAATTCTTTTCTGCTCCCACTTGTTCTGTCACTCCTTATAATAATGTTGTCTAAATAATTCGTCGGTGTAGTCCTTTTTTTCTTGTAGACTCTTGAATATTTCATTTTCAATGCTGTTTTCAACTAATAAATTATAGTAAAAACAACGACGTTTTTGCCCCAATCTGTGGGTACGTTTTTTACTTTGTTCGTATAGTTCGCTAGATAGTGGCAACGTGTAGTAAATTATTTTATTTGCGTCTTGTAAATTTAGCCCTCTAGCACCTGCCTGGTACTGTGCGAATAAAATACATCTATCATTCGTATAGAACGGCTTTAAATCCTTGTTATCGCCGTTAAAAACGCATATTGGTCGTTCTAGTTTCTTTACTACCTCCAGTAATACCTCTAGCTCTGACGTAAAATTATAGAATACAATAACTCTATCCTCTGTGCCTTCCAATATATCTAATAACGCAGTTGTCTTATGGTCGTTGTATATACCACATAATTGGCGTAAACGTAGTAACTTGGTTACTGATGTACTCCCAATTAATTCAGTCCCCTTAATCTTTACATAGTCGTCTTTTAGCATTGTCTTATAGTGTGATATATTAGGTATTTTTACATTCGTTTCTATCTGCTCGGGTAATAAATATACATCTTCTGACTTCATAAACACACAACCCAATTCTCGTAATTTTCGTTTTAATTTTCCAATATTGTGGTAACCCCTTACTTTTTTAATACTAAATAATCCAACGGGTAGCATGACGTAGTCGATAAAATCTTCCCAATACTTTGTTTTAGTTATGTTCCAACCTAACATACGTATTTGAGAATATAGTTTCTCGTATGCTCCATTTACAGGCGTCCCACTTAATAGGATTAAATTCTCATATTTTAATTTCATAATTGCTCGTGTTCTTTTGGTGTTGTCATTTTGTATCATACTACTTTCGTCTAATAGCAACGTAAACTGGTCTAACGTATTCAATTCTTTTCTTCTATGTACTAAGTCGTAATTTATGACCCCGACTTTGATGTTGTCGGTGTCATTGAAATATAATTCATACTCACGTTTTTTAGATAAATTATAAACTGTTACGTTATCCCATTGCTGTAAAACTTCATCTGTCCACATTCCAATCATGGATTTTTGACAAATTATCAAATTAGTTTTGTTATGTAGTGACTTCATTTTTTCGATACCCGTTATAGTTTTACCTAGTCCCATATCCATATAATAGGCTACTTTGTTGAGCCCTTCTGTCTGCTCTAACGCTTTTAATTGGTGTAAATATAACGTTTTCTTTCCCATGTTATCACCCTTTTAATTATTTATTTGTTTGTTTATTTGTTATATTGTATTATATACTTTACATTTTGTAAAGTCTTTATTACAATTTTTTGTATGAAAATTTTTCCTATGTTTTTTTTTTTTTTTTTTTTTTTTTTTTTTTTTTTTTTTTTTTTTTTTTTCATAACAAAAAAGCCGACGTTTTAAGCCGACTTTTTTGGAAACATATTTACTTATAATCTTAATAATGAAAAATTAACTATGAAAAATTTAATACAATGGATAATTATGATAACTGAATTTCACAACCGTTAAATTAAATTTAATAGGATAATATTATTATGTCCAGGTTTTACTTTTTTATATCTCTTCTGTTTGTGTAAATTCTTTCCATGAATTAAAATCATTTATTTCATACGCTTTTCTTAAATTGTTAAATCCTACTGTCTTATCGAATCCACAAGACTTATATTCAAAACATCTCCCACGATAAACACAATCTGCAACCATGTTTGCTCCTAGAGGCATATCTAGTTCCATTACTAAATCTTTTATTAACTTCCAACTCTTACGTGTATTCACGTGAGCCTGTGCACATAATCTTTTTCTACTTATGTTTATTAACGCTTGAGCGTTACATTCCATGTCAAGTCTGACTGGTATGTTGTCCCTGTCACGTATTGTTGACTCTGTTATTTCTATTCTGTCGTCACGACCTGTTGACACAAAAGGAATTACCCCTTGAGTGTGTCGTACTAAGTGCATAGCTATTGAATAAGGTATATTTACAAACTGTACTAAAAAACGTCTCGTTCTAATTGGTGTGTGTTCACATCTATACATTTTGTACATATAGTTTTCTTGTATTTCCTTGTCCCCACCGTCAAGATTTATCGTTGTTCTTGCTCTATCTCCAACGTAACGATAATCTGACCCAATATCTGTTACTTTCGCAGTTAAAATAAAATCGTCTGTCTCTTCCATTAAACCTTGAAATAAGTCTTTCCATTTCATACTAATGCTAACTGTTTTTCGTTCCATATAAATATTTCTCCTTTTTTCTTTTTTATTATAATCTATGCTAAAAATTCAAACCATTTAACGCTCGTAAAGGCTTTGGTTAATTTTTTTGCCGTATCTACTGACGGAACTTGTCCTTTTTCTAATCTAACAATAGTCTGACGTGATATACCAGTCTGTTTTGAAAGTTGTTCTTGTGTCATTCTGTCATGTTTGAATCGTAATTCTCTTATATCAAGCATTTCTTACCACCTCGCTAAACAATATTGTAACTTCGATGTTACAATAAGTCAATCGCATTTTACATTTACGGTTGATTTCTACAATACTCAATATTTTTTTTTTGTGAGATTTACCTCGTACATCTTGTACATCTGTGCCACATCTTGGACACATCTTTGACACCCTTGAAAGCCAGTAATTGCAACGGGTAAAAGTGGGTGAAAAGTGTCGGTGTCAAAGATGTCAAAGATATATTACTATATTAGAAATATTTATATAGAACTTTTTAATTTTTAAACAAATAAACAAATAATTAAAACTTTTTACCTCTTATCTCTTAAAGGTGAAAATCATCTTGTACATCTTGTACATCTTGTACATCTATTGGTAAATCTCAATCATAAGGTGTCCAAGATATGTCAAAGATGTACAAGATGTCCCGTTATTTAACATACTTTTAACAAAAGTGTGGTATATGTTACATTTTGTTAAAATAATTTAACAACAAAAAAGCCGACGTTTTAAGCCGACTTTTTTTGCATCTTTATTGGTATTTATTTTAGTAATATGTTCTTTGAAGAAAGTTTATCCCATAAAAAATAAATATGGCATTTATATTATATATGAACCGTTTGACCTATTTTAACATAACTTTTGATATTTTACAATTATATTTTTTTAGTGTATTTTAAACTTATCCAACCACGTGACGTTTGACCCCAACC